ACTTTTGCAACGACGTTGTGGCGTTGTCGATGCTTGTAGAAAGTCCTGCCCATCCGGCATCCATGGCTCTGTCTTCGGCGTCTAAGAACGCCCAGAATGAGCCCTTGAATTTTGAGAAGCGATCAACAGCAGAAAAGAGTTCATTGACAATGACAACAATCGCACCGACTGCTGCGACGACCGGGATTGCGGTTGTCGCTGTCAGCCCCGCATTCATCAGCCAAATGCGAGCGGTAAGCACTGGGATCGTGTTGCCAAGCGCAGTCACGGCGCTGATGACGCCAGTAAAGCCCAACGCGATTGCGACGTTGTTCGAAAGTGTGATCAAGCTGCCGAATGCGAAGAGCAACGGGCCTGCTGCCGCTGCGACAGCGCCGATACCAAACGCCGTCATCTGCAACGGCGCAGGCAGCTTCGCAAAAAGGTCGACGAGCTTGATGACGTAGTCAAGCAACGGCATGACCAACGTAATGACCTTAGACACAGCTGGCGCTAACGCGTCACCGAACTTGATGGCGGCAACCTCGACTGCAGTGCGTAGTTCTTTCCACGTCTGAATTTGCTTGCCAGACATCGCGTTCGCCATGTCTGTCATTGCGCCGTTGACGCCTTCAGACGACTTCTTGATCTTGTCTAAGACCTCAGCATACGTCTCCGCCTGCACGCCGGCCGTGCCCATGATGTTCTTGACCGCTTCAATGCGACCAAAGACATCGACCATGACTGTCGAGTTGCCCTTGAACTTATTCGACAGATCGGTCAATGTCGCAGCAAGGCCTTTCTCTTTAATCTGCTCGCGTATCTCAGCATACGACGTGCCCATACCGGCAAGTGCTGCGCTGCCTTGATCGGTCTCTTTCGTCAATGCCGAGAAGACAGACGTCAACGACGTGACGGCCTCTGCTGTCGGCACGCCAAGTTTCGTCATCGTCGCAATGTTCGCCGAGACTTCTTCGAACGACACACCGAGTTGTGACGCGAATGGCACAACGTTCGCGAGCGTCGGCGCAAGTTCTTTCGCTTCAGCGCCGCCCTCTTTGACCGCTTGCGCAAGAATGTCAGCTGCACGTGCTGCTGAGAGGTTCTCTTTGCCATACGAGTTCAGCACTGACGTCAACGCCCCAGCGACTTCGACGGTTTCGCCGAAGCCGGCCTTCGTGCCCTGCGCTGCAATCTTGAGAATCTCTAACGCTTGCGTCGTGTCACTCGTCGTCGACGAAATCTTCGTCATTGCATCAGCAAGCATCTGAGGACCGACGCCAGTGTCGAGTGCGAGCGCCAGCACGCTTTGCTTGACTTCATCAAGACGGTCTGACGTGACGCCGGCAATCGACACCAAGCGTTCCATCGATTGCTCGAACGTGCCTGAGAACTTCAGCGACGCCGCTGTTGCAGCAACGAGCGGTGCAGTCAGTCCGATGGACAGCGACGTGCCGAGCGACTTGAAGGACGACGCCATGCGCATGGCGCTTGCATCCATCGCCTTTGACACGTTCATCAGCTGATTGCTGAAGTGATCTTCAAGCTCAATGACGCCGGTCAGCGTGCCTATGTTCATCAGTGGCCCTTCACGTCTGTCTCAACTGCCATCATCTTCGCCCAGAGCTTTGCGATCTCGAACTGCTGCGCTGGCGTTTGCTTCTTCTGTGTAACAAGTTCTTCTTGATCGATGCCGAACTTCAGAAGCACGTCATTCAACGTAAATGGCTTCTGATCTTTCCCACGATTTACATTTGCTATCATCTGCACGATTGACGCGATGCGCACGTCTTGTCGTCGTTCGTCGAACGGTTCGAGTTCTGCGTAGGCCATCCAATTCATGATCTGCTTGGCGGTGAGGCTACGTTTAAGCTCATCGACGTTCGCCTTACCGAGCTTCACCGCCAAGCGATACATGAACAGTTCTGTCGGACTACGCTTTAGCCGTTTTTTGTTTCGTCATTCCCACCGGTCTGCAGGTCAAACTTCGCTCCGCACTTCGGGCAAACTTGTTTCTCGTTGCGCTGCGTCATGTTGTTCATCTTCAAGATCTCAGCAAGCACGCGCTCTTGCACGGCGTTCGATTTCTTCTTGAACGCTTCGTAATGTTGCGGGCCGCCGATGCGCGTGCCCTTCTCGTCGACAAGGCTGTTGACGAAGAGTCGAACGCCCATGGTCTTCTTCGCCGGGCCTTCTGACGTGTCGCGCCATGCAGCGACGTCTTCGGCGCTCAGCGATGCAATGCGCACATAGCCTTGTGTCATCTCGCCGTTCGGTCCCTTGATCTTCCATGCCGGAATCTCGGCGTACTCGACGTCGTCTGCCGACAACATCTGATCGACAGACAAAATGAGCTTCTTCGGTTCTGCGACTGCAACGACCGCGTTCTCGACTGCGTTTGCCATGGTTGTATGCTCCCCACACAGACTGTGATGCCGGGCTCCTAAGGGTACGTCGACGCCTGCTGAGCCCGGCATAGGGCAAGCAGCGACGCTGCGTGGGGGCAGCTATTAGACGCCGATCAACACGTTGTTGATGACCATGCGTCCAGTGAAACGAATGCTGACGTCGGCAGTCGACAGACCGTCAACAGGCAGCGTCATGTTGTTCACCGACTTCACGTAGCCGCTTGCGACCCACGTGTTGACGAGGTCGGGAAACACGAACTTGAACCCGTCGAGCGGTGACGGATTCGTGTAGCACGACTTGAGTAGCCCGGTCAGGTGATCATGCGTGCCATCTGACGGCAAGAAGTTCAGCCGCAGCGTGCAGAGATCACGACGAGGAATACCCATGACATACTTGTCAATGTTCTCGTTGTGCGCGTCTGCGCTGAACTCGTTGTGATCGAGACCGGGCATCGTGATGTCGCCGACCTCGGCAATCTCGGTGAACGTGCTGGGCGTCGCCTGTGGTGCCCTTGAAACTCGTGCGCCGTGTCCGCTTAATGGAGTCGTCATTGTCTCACTCTCCCTTGTGTCGAGAACTGTTTAAGAAGGAGCTTTTTCAGCGCCGATGTTGAACGAGATCATCGAGCGCCCTGAATCATCTTTGCCCACGTCTGTCGGCTCTTGTCGTGCTGTGATGCTTTGATAAAACGTACCGCTCAGCGTCGTGTTGAAGATGCCATCGAGTGCGGTATATGCGGCACGCGCCTTGACATATGCCGTCTCGTACTTCGACGCTCGTGTCATGATCTGTGCCGTCGGTCGTTGCGTCGAGCGCACACTGTTGTGCACACGTGACGGCCCTGACCCGCCTGTGTCGATAATCGTGATGAACGGTCCGTCACCCGCGGGTATGAGTGCTGCACTCGAACGAAAGATGTTCACGTTCAGCGTGCCGACACCTTGTGCGACGAGACGAGCGGCGACGTCGTCGATGAAACTCATAAGTTCGCCCTATTGAAGTCCATACGTGCTGCGATGCGTGCCGCCATGAACGGGCGTGACTCGTTCAGCACGGATTCGAGATACTTTGCCTGCCCGCCAAGCGGATGATGAAAGTCAAGTCGCTCGTGCTGCACGATCGCATATGCTTCAGCTGCGCCGCCATACGACAGTGTGACCGAGATGTTGCGCCCTTTATTCTCAGGGAATGTCACGAAGCCACTAGCCTTCAAGATGCCGTGCTCGACAGGCACTCTGCGCTTCGACTCCGTCATCTCGATCTGCGCTTCTTGATACAGCGCAGCACCGACGATGATGGGAAAGCGCTGTGCAATCTGCTTGATGCTTGACAGCACAGCATCTTTACCCTTGAGCGTGACTTTCATCATACGGTCACCTTTGTGGGCAAGTCTTGCCAGATAACGTCATCACCCGGTGTCTCGACAGGCATGAGCACGTGATCGATGGCGTCGACCCACGCTTGCCCGATGTTCTGCCAGTTGAACCGTGACTCTGACGCCCGCTTGAAGCCTGCTTCAGCGACAAGTCGTCGGTGATCTTTGTCGCGGTACAGCATGTCGAGCGCAGCGATAAACTGTCGCTTATCAACGACAGCACCAATGACTGCCGAGCCGTTCACCGAGTTGAACGACTGCATCGCTGTCGACGTGCATGCCACCATGGCAGCGCCCCCCTTGGCCCAGTCGCCGAGTGCTGCGGAGTCTGGCAAGATGCACGGCACGCCGCACGCCATTGCCTCGATCGCGGTGAAGCCGAAGCCCTCGCCTTGCGTTGTCGAGATCGCGACGTCGAAGCAGTTATACGTGTCGCGCATATCGTCATCAGGAC